CGGCAGGAAGAAGAAGTTCATCGCGAAGGTTGATCTGCCACTCATGCAACGTCTCATACTCCAATCGACGAGTAACAGGGACCAACTTCAACAACGACGGACGGAAACGAGGGCACTTAATGTAGACTCCGTGGAATCCAGAATCTAGAATCTCAGGCGAAGTGGGGGCCCGACCAAACTCTCGAAGGAAGTCTCTACCCCACTTGAAAGCATCGTCGAGGTCGTGTCGACGTCCGGGCTCCGTGGGTGTGCCAAATTCGGAGTAATCCCCGTCCTTCTTGCAATAGGCAATGGCCTGTTCGTTCGTTCCTCGAGCGGCTTCGAAATGGGCTGCGACTGGGAATGCGCCACGAACCCAAGCAAGAGTACGAGAACCAGTAGATTGTAAAGTGAAGTAGCCTTGAAAGTGAGGTGTACCTCCATCTCCAACTTCGCGGCCAAAAACACCGTAACGACAATGCTCACGAAAGAAGTCCAGGATAAGTTGGGCATCAACGTCGGCATAATTATTATGAGTGAAGCACCAACGTCGTGACTTGCGCTGAACGAGATGAGGAGCGAGCAACATTTTAAAAATGAGACCAAGACCGAAGTGGCTAGGGTAATACTAACCTAGCCACTTTGGTCCGCGTGCCCACAATACTGATTCCACCATGTACAAGAAGCGTAGAACCACGCGAGGCCGTTCTCGAGTTGGCGGTAAACGCCGACGAATCAGGCGCTCAGCAAGCAAGCGCAGCAAGGCGCTTACTAAAAAAATCAAATCCGTCTTATACAAACAAGTGGAAACGAAGACTTTGGGTGAATGCGATTTCGTATCACTTAACAACAACAGCTTTTATTGGCGATCGTTGAACACCGTTCCTGCATACGACGGGCTCTCTACAAATCAGCAATTCAACAGCAGGTTCGGACAGGCTTACCAGTTACTAGGATTCAAATTGGACTTCGTGTTCAGCAACGACATAGCTGGCTCAGTTTTCAGGCCAATGATGATTCGTATGGTTGTCATTGAAGCCAAAGGGGAGGAGTCTACGGTGTTCCCTTCGACTGGTTTAAATATGTTTATCAAGCAGGATTCATCACGTATCGGTTGGGCGACGTCACCAGGTATTCAGAATACCATGGACGGCATAAGCTTGCCAATCGACTACAAGCTCTACAAGACAATTCTTGACAAGACATTCGTCATGGGCTCCGGTGCTACAGCTTCCAATGGTTCAGCTATGAAGCACTTCAAGACATGGATCCCAATCAACAAAAGAGTCAACTGCAATCAGATGAATACAGGGGTTTTCCAACAAGACCGCCAATACTTCTGCGGCATTTGGATGTACGACCCTGACTTGATCACCAACCCAAACACGAGAGACTGGTATTGCTCGCAATCATGGAAGACTTACTGGAAGGATCCTTAGGGTGCTAGATGGCCTCCCTCACCGCTCCTCGCTACGCTCCTCGCAGCTCCCCGAGAGGGGGAACTGAAACCCAGGGAAACGCTACCGCGTTTCCCTACGAACAGTGATTAGAAGAATACACCCTAGACCCTAACCCAAACTAGTATTAGATGTCACGAATATCATATCGATCCTCACTAAGCTTCAACACATCAGGACTCTCGTTGGTGAAAACAACAACGTGGGCTCGATGATTCAAATGCTTCATAGTCGACGCATACTTAGTGGACTGCACAAAACCATTCTTGATACCTTCAAGAATAGAATACTGGAGGAACTCCAACCGTCCACGGGCAATATCAAACAAAAAGATTTTCTTGTGCTCCTCGACCATATACGCCAAATCCTGTTCCTTGCCAGCGGCCAAGAGCTGCACGTCGTTGGGATACTCCTGCAACATGAAACGACAAAAGAAAGACTTGCCTGCATTTCCAATGAAATCCACCATGAAGAGAATCTTCCGATCGTCGGCAGGAAGAAGAAGTTCATCGCGAAGGTTGATCTGCCACTCATGCAACGTCTCATACTCCAATCGACGAGTAACAGGGACCAACTTCAACAACGACGGACGGAAACGAGGGCACTTAAT